AGACGAACGCTTCAAGGTGCCGGTGTTAGTCCGAATGTTGTGCACTCTTGGGACAGCGCCCATCTAAGGATGACTGTCAATCTTGCCGCTGATAATGGGGTCACCCATTTCGGTATGATTCACGATAGCTTTAGCTGCCACGCATCGGACATAGAAATGCTCGGTGCATGTACCCGTGAAGCGTTCGTCTGGATTTATGAAGATGAGGGTCCACTTCAGAGGCTAAAGGATGAGTGTGAACTTATGCTCGGCAGGGAGTTACCCGCCCTACCACCTCGCGGAGATTTAGACATTCGGGATGTTCTCCATTCAGAATTCTTCTTCTCATAATCTAACTGAAATGAGTTAGGTTGCACCTAAGCTCTAGCAGAACCGAAAGGTAAACCAATGGATGCAAGAACACTCATCAATATCGCTGAATACTTTCACCGGAGCGGCGTCCCCGTTCCTGTCGATGTTCAGGCCCGACTACTGGAAGCGGGTATTGATGTCCAAAAATACCAACAAACTAAAGGATAATCTATGACTGATTATGTTACACCAAAGGGCATCGCAGTATGGCCAAAGCTCAACACACCTGACACGAAGTTCAACGTGGACGGTGAGTACACAGTGAAGCTTCGCCTTGCCGCAGAAGAAAGCCAAGACCTTATCGCAAAGCTCGAAGGCATCCGCGATAACTACAAAGCGGAGCAAGCCAAGGCTGACCCAAAGATTGCACGCTACAATTCCGCTGATGTATATGAGGAAGAGGTAGATGACCAAGGTAATCTTACTGGCTTCAACATCTTCAAGTTCAAGCAGAAGGCTCGTATCACAACAAAACGTGGCGACACTATGGAGATGAAGGTTGCGCTGTATGACAGTAACAAGCAGCCTACGAATGCTAACGTCACCGGCGGTTCCACGATCCGTGTCGCTGGTACTGTATTCCCCTACGCCATGCCTTCGAGCAAAACAGTAGGTGTGTCTCTACGGCCCAGCGCAGTACAGGTAATCCAACTGGCCGCTATGGGTGGCGGTGCTGACGCAGTGTCTATGTTTGACAAGGAAGACGGGTTCGTTTCCGACACCTTCGATAGCGCAGCTGGTGCTGTTGCAGATGAAGCAGACTTCTAAGCGCAAGCTTGGGAGTTCTGTCAGGGCTAATGCTATAAAACATGGTTGGCGGTCTGGGTTAGAAGAAACCCTTGCCGCCGATCTTCGTTCAAAGGGTGTCGAATATGAATACGAGACCCGAGTAATCAACTGGATCGTTCCTGAACGTAAGGCGCGATATACCCCTGATTTCTGGATCAAGACTAAGTCAGGCAAGACTATTGTGGTTGAAAGTAAAGGCCGCTTCATTACCGCCAATAGACAGCAAATGATCCTAGTAAAGCAGCAACACCCAGAGTTGGATATCCGTTTCGTGTTCTCCAATTCGCGGCAAAAAATTTCCAAGCAATCCAAAACAACCTACGGCATGTGGTGTGAGAAGCATGACTTCTTGTACGCTGACAAGACCGTTCCACAGGAGTGGTTAGATGAATAATAATATTACGCACATCATTGTGCATTGTAGTTACACCCCACCGCAGATGGACATCGGAGCTTCCGATATTGATCGGTGGCACCGCGAGAAAGGGTGGTTGATGATCGGATACCACGCAGTCATAAAGCGGGATGGTACAGTCGAAGAGGGTCGCCCACTTCACCGCACCGGCGCTCATGTCCGAGGTATGAACAGTAAGTCCCGAGGCATCTGCCTGATTGGTGGTATGACCAAATCCAAACATGGACCAGAGGTTAACTACACCGATGAGCAATACGCCTCACTGCGCAAGCTGATCGATGAGTGGAAGGAAGAGCATTTCCCAATCGCTAAAGTCGCCGGTCATACTGACTTCGACAAGATGAAGACCTGCCCGAACTTCGATGCTGGTCATTGGTATGAAACAGATAACGTCATCTCAGTAATTGATTAGAATGACTAATCGTATCCCCCTGAAAGGTGGAGATGAGTACGATGCGCTTACTAAAGGCCGTAAGTTTCTCCACTGGAAGGCTGGTCAATTGAAGAAGATCAAACGTGCTTACAACAAAAGATTTCGTAAGCATTTAAAGGAGAGGACTGATGACTAACTCATAGGCTGCACCCATATCTCACAAAAAAATTTGGCTCCACTTAGGTGGGGCCTTTTGCATTTTAAAGGAGTGAGGATGGCAATCATTCTTTACTTACTCGGCTGTGTCCTGATGGCCGACATCATCGCTGAAGAAAGTGATGAGACCCCACTGATCCCGTGGATCATTGGCTCACTGGTCTGGCCCTTAGAGGCTTTGATCGTCCTTTGGTACGGCATGTTCCCACCAAAAAATCCTGACAACTAGGAGCTGACATATGTCACAAACAACAACTGTAAAAAACCACCTGAAAAAATACGGTTCCATCTCACCGCTGGAAGCCCAGAGCAACTACGGAGTCTGGCGCTTGGCTGTGTGTATCCAACGCCTGCGTGAAGGGGGCTTGGATATTAAGACCCTCATGAAACGCGCGCCGAATGGAGCCAAGTATGCAGAATACAAACTCGGATAGCACACTACTCCACCACACATCCTGCGAATGCGGATCGTCCGATGCTCGGGCGGTCTACAGTGATGGCGGTTCTTACTGCTTTTCTTGTCAATCTTATAAGAAGGTCGAAGGTATGCAGACAGAATTTGTACAGTCCAAACCCAAGGCAGGCTTACTGCCCTATGGTCAGGCGCAGTCACTGCCAAAGCGTAAGCTGACTGAAGATACCTGCAAGAAATTCGGGTACACCATTGGTGACTACCAAGGTCAGCCAGTTCAGATTGCAAACTACCGCAACGCTGAAGGCACAGTGGTAGCCCAAAAGGTTCGCTTCGCAGATAAGACCTTCAAGTTCCTTGGTGATGCTAAGGCAGCTGGTCTCTACGGTCAGCACCTCTGGAAAGAGGGCGGTCGTATGCTGGTCCTGACGGAAGGCGAGGTTGACTGCCTTTCCATGTCGCAAGTGCAGGGTAATAAATTTGCGACTTGCTCCGTTAAGTCAGGTGCGCAGTCAGCCAAGAGATGTGTGCAGGAACAGCTAGAGTTTGTAGAAAGCTTCGAGCGTGTAATCATCATGTTCGATAACGATAAGGCAGGAGATGCTGCAGCCCTTGAGGTTGCTCAACTCCTGACCCCCGGCAAAGCTCACATCGCTAGGCTCCCTGAGAAAGACCCAAATGACATGTTGGTCAAGGGTAAGAACAAGGAACTGATCGATGCTATGTGGGCTGCTAAAGTCTACCGCCCTGATGGTATCATCAACGGCACTGACCTGTGGGAAAGCATAGCCCACGATGAGGAAGTACCCTCAATTCCCTATCCCTTCGCAGGCCTCAACGAGAAGACCAGAGGTATGCGGCGGGGTGAGCTAGTGACCATCACCGCAGGTAGTGGTGTTGGTAAGTCTCAGGTGTGCAGAGAAATTGCATACCACCTAATCAAACAAGGCGAGACCATTGGCTATATAGCCCTCGAAGAGAACGTGAAACGCACAGCTCTGGGGCTGATGGGTTTGGCAATCGACAAGCCCCTTCACCTTTCAAAAGAAGGAGTGTCACATGATACTCTCAAGTCTGCTTATGACAGCACCGTTGGTAGCAACCGTGTTTATCTCTACGATCATTTCGGTTCTCTTGCTACCGACAGCCTCCTCAGTAAAATTAGATACCTTGCCAAAAGCTGTGGCACTGGCTGGATTGTCCTCGATCACCTCAGCATTGTTGTATCAGGTGTTGATGATGGGGATGAGCGGAAGGCTATAGATGTCATCATGACCAAGCTTCGTTCTCTCGTTGAAGAGACAGGCATCGGCATGATCCTAGTGTCCCACCTTCGCCGCCCATCGGGTGACAAGGGATGGGAAGAAGGCCTACAGACATCCCTCAATTCCCTGCGGGGTTCTGCGAGTATCGCCCAGCTATCCGACATCTGCTTGGGTGTTGAGCGAAACCAACAGGGTGACAACCCTAACATAGCAACTGTACGCACGTTAAAAAATCGCTTCACCGGCGAGACGGGCGTCAGCTGCTACCTCCACTACAACAAAGACACCGGCAGAATGCTCGAGGTTCAAGACCCCGAAGTGTTCGAGGGTGATGATGGGTCATCAGACTTTTAACAGGCTAGTCGAAAGGGACAGCATGAAACGTATTCTATTTGATATCGAAACTAACGGACTACTAGACGAACTTAATGTGTGTCACTCGCTAGTCCTGATCGACATGGACACTCAAGAAGTCCTAAGCTGTGCAGATCAGGAAGGTTATGTATCCATCGCAGATGGCCTCACATATCTTGAGAACGCAGAGCTACTCGCAGGTCATAATATCCAAGGCTTTGACTTCCCTGCGCTAGAAAAGCTGTACGGTTTTGCGTACGCCGGGGAGATACATGATACGTTACTTATGTCCCGGCTGGTCTGGCCGGACCTCAAGAACAACGACTTCAGTTACATCAAGAAACCTCAAGGTGCGGAGTTCCCTCGGCATCTTATAGGGTCTCATGGTCTGAAGGCATGGGGTTTGAGGCTGGGTAACCACAAGGATGAGTATGATGGTGGATGGGCCGAGTGGTCTGAAGCTATGCAAACCTATTGCGTCCAAGACTGTCGAGCCAACTTGACCTTCTACAACTTCATCATGTCAAAGAAGCCCAGCGCACAGGCGGTAAAACTAGAGCATGACTTCGCTCATATTATCCGCAAGCAAGAGCGGCATGGCTTTCACTTCAATGAGGCAGAGGCACACAAGCTTCTCGCTAAGTTGCAGGGTCGGCAAGCTGAACTCGAAGTTGAACTACAGTCAGCCTTCGAACCTTGGGAAGTCCGAGAGCCATTCGTACCAAAGGTCAACAACAAGGCCCGAGGCTACGTCAAAGGTGTGAAGACCTATAAGGTCAAAGAGATTGTGTTCAACCCTGCTAGTCGAGACCACATCGCAGACAGATTGCAAAAGCTACGGGGCTGGACCCCCGTGGCCTTCACAGACCAAGGCAAGCCCAAGGTCGATGAAAGCGTTCTAGCAGAACTTGAATACCCAGAAGCTAA